CAGAAATATCTCTTCAGTCCCGACAATGCATACCCTGAAGTTATCGTCTTACACCATGGCGATGAAGAAGGACTGTTTGTTGGATATTGGTTGGTACGCACCAGCGCGGTCTCCTGTTGAGATTGCCAATGCGATCCAAGACTTGGCCTTGGAGAATTCAATGTTGGTGGAGGGTGATTATTCACGCTTCGATGGCACCCAAACACGTTGGATTCGTGAGAATGTTGAACATGCTGCTTATTTGCGGTGGGTGTGTGTGAAACACCGCGATGATCTGAGCACGTTGCTTCGGGACGAATTTGATGCTAAGGCTTACACCAAGACCGGGATATTCTACACTCCCGGATGCTCCCGTTTGAGCGGGTCACCACTGACGACTGATGGTAACACCTTGATTAATGCGTTCGTTACCTACGCAACTCTCCGCGAGTTGGGTTTCGACAGCCATTGGTCTTTCGAGAAAGCAGGTCTGTTTTACGGTGATGACTCACTTATGACTGGAGCTGTTGCCCAGGGTCCCAAGGGGTTAAGTACGCTAGTACGTGTTGCTGGGACTGTGGGACTGGAGCTGAAGGCTGAAGTTCGTGGGGCTCACACGCCCATCTCGTTTTTGTCGCGCATCTTCCCAGATGCTTGGACGACACCCGACTCCTATGCAAGCCCAATGAGGGCATTGCTGAAGATACATACTACCGCTAATGCCGTAGACGATATCAAGTTGTGTGGTTACCAGAAGGCCACAGCGTACTTGGTCACCGACCCAAACACACCTCTGATTAGTCATTGGTGTCGAGCCTATCTTAAGGCACTTGGGCAAACGTTGACCGGGGACGTAGCGGATCCAGATCTGCCATATTGGTATTTTGTCAAGGAGTACCGCCAGTCACCTTGGCCCCAAGATAGCATTGCTAACATGACCGCAGCTGTTGCGGAAGATCTTGGGGTGACGGAACGTGAGTTGCTAGATCATATTGCCAAAGTAGAGGCACATACAGGGGATGTTGCGAGCATACCCTGTCTGCTAGTAGCTGCTGTTTCTGTGAAGGTCGACTGTGTGGTTGACGGCTTAGTGTGCCGCTCGGGTGGACCGTCAGATAACGACTCACAAAGTCAGGAAGACAATGGCGACAATAACAGTTCGAGTGCTAGACGAGACCATGATCCGACAAATGCGAACAATGTTGGAACAATTCGAAGTGGTAGTGTCGGGAATATCAGCAAGAGCGGGGCTTGTTCCGATGATGGTTGCGGGAAACAAGGATGCAGCACGGTACTTGAAGGCAATGACCAACGTGTGCGTCGTGACGGAGCAGATGAGAAATCAACTGTCCCGAATTTCCACAAACATCGGAGTAATGGAGAGTTCACCACTAATGGACTTTCGCGTCCCAGCAATTCCGGAGATTCCTCTGGACATCCTCGACATGATGCTAGCACCCAGCGGAAACATCGAACCGGTCGTGGTAATGCAGCCACGGCTGGACGAGGTGGGAG